CCCTGCCACCGCCGCCCAGACGCTGGAGCTGTTGCAGGGCAAAGACAGAAGCGTGCCGGGCACGGCGCTGTACAACGGTTATTTTTCCACCCGGATGCAGAATCTATCCGGCGCGGTGTACACGCAGGACGCGAGCGATTACGCCAACGTGGTGCTGTGCGGCGGCGAGGAGCCCGGCGAGAACGACAGCTTTACCCGGTACTTTTGCGAGCTAGGCGACATGACGGCCAGCGGCACTGCCCGGCGGGAGCTATGGGTAGACGGGAGCAGCGTGCGGCATAAATACACCGTGCAGAACGCCGACGGCACGACAAGCGACGCCGAATACAGCGAGGCGGAATATCAGGCTGCCGTGCAGAACTACGCCCGCGCGGCGCTTAAGAACCACATGAGCACGCGGCAGCTGAAATGCACCGCGGCCAACACCAACCTGATCTACGGCACGGACTACGAGCTGGGCGATCTGGTGCCGGTGCGGGTGGAGGAGCTGGGGCTGAACGCTGTGGCGCGGGTGGCGAGCATCCGCCTGATCTATGAGAGCACCGGCGGCAGCCTGCAGCCGGTGCTGGACCATTTCACATTTAAGGAGTGAGCCAAATGACAGAACTTACCTGCTGGCCGCTGGACAATAAAGAGTATACCGCCGAGGCGCTGGGCGCGGCTTACGCTGCGCGCAGCCGCGGTATACTGCACGCGGCGGATTTTACCGCCACGGCCAACGGCGACAACACACTGACCATCGGCCCCGGTGTGGGGTGCATCCACCCCGGCACATACTGGGCGGCGTTCCCGTACCTGCTGGCCAATACCCAGCTGACCTTTACGGACGCGGACGGCACAAACCCGCGTTGGGATGCCGTTGCCCTAACTTACGACAAGAACACCAACACGGCAGGGCTGGAGGTGCGCACTGGCACGGCCTCGGCCTCCCCTGCCCTGCCGGAGCTGCGCCGGGATGATGACTACGATGAGATCTTTCTGTACCGCGTGACGCGCCCGCGCGGCGCTACGAAGATCAGCACGGACAACATTGTGGACCTGCGGCTGGACAGCACCTGCTGCGGGCTGATGCGCGATACGATGGACAGCGTGGACACTGGCGTGATGAACGCCGCCTTCACTGCCTTTTTGCAGCGGATCGAGGCGGAGCTTGCCCGGCTGCACGCGGGCACTGCCGTGATGACCAAGGGCGAGTATGACCCGGCGGGTCTGAGCCTTGATGTGGCGGTGCAGCTGTACAACTGCACGAAGTCCGGCAAGGTCTACGCACTGAAGGGCACCGGCGCGGTGGGGCGGTTTAAGGTCCCGGCAGCATGGAGCGCTGGCGATACATGGACGGTCAACGGCAAGGCTGTGCCGGCCTACTGCGGGGCGGACGCGGCGGACGGTGACAGCGTTGTTGCCGGGCGGTGGGTGCTGTTTACCTATGACGGGAACCGGCTGGATTTTAACGGCGGCGGTGGATTGAGCGCTGGAAAGCTG